ACCTCGACTTTTGCCAAGGTATCTAAAAACTCTGCCCCAAACATCGGTACCGTTTCGCCGCTAGTACGTAGGCACTCCCACGCTAACCAGTAAACGTCGCTCTGTTTCTCGTCATCTCTAAAGGCTTTGTGAAAACCTTTTTTTGCATATAACTCAAAGGCGTACTCAATTCGCGGCGAGATCTGATGCTCGCTAACCTCGCCCGTAGCCCTTGTTATTTTGAGTCGTGCCATTTGTTAGCCCCTTTTCTTTAGTATCAGGTAGTAGTAATTACGATTGGTGAGTTACAAGTAAATGTAATGCTCTGAGTACCAATATCTCCGACGGCGCCGTTAATATCTGTAGTGTTATTTACCAGAATGGTAGTTGCGTACTGAGGGTTAGTAGCTGAGGTAATTGCGCTAGTTTGCTTTAGCGTAATTGGTACGGTCGTACCCCACGCAGCTTGTAGCGTTGCGTTTACGTTTGCCGCTGCGGTATCGCTTAAAAAGTCTAGAGAAATCGTGCTTGTCTCCAAACCTTTTGTAAATTTTCTTGAGGAGTCCCCCATAGCAGTTACCTCAAGCTCCTCAAATACGCGGTTAATTGTCGCGCTTGTAACGTGATCAGAGAGTGCAACCGAGTTAAGGGTTACGACTACTCCGTTTGATAGAAATACGGCCATCGCCTATTCCTCGCTTTTCTCTGTAGTAGGTGTATGTGTTTTTGTTTCTTTTTTTGGTGCTTCGGTGATCTGCCCTATCTTGATAAGAAAGGCGATATCTTCATCGGTTAGGCTCATGCTTAACTCCACTCGGTTAGTATTGAGATAGTTATATCGGTCGTTAGTAAGTCGCCGCTTTGTACGCTGAGTACGCTCGGAGCACTTACGGCCCCAATATTCATAACGATAGGCGAGGCTGCTAACTTTTGGAATACGGCGCATACAAGCGACTCGATGCCTTGTAAATTGCCTTGGTTGTCGTACATCGGCACGGTACAAATAATCTTAAAAGTCGCCATCGGTGAGATGTTTGCGTAATCGTTATTAGTCGGTGTTATGTAAGGATCTGCCGGTGCCACGATCACACTATTAGCGGTGATGGTTGCAGGTGGAAAACTGTACGTATTCCACACGTTTGCATTAGCAAGGGCCGCAGCTAGTGAGGCACGTAAAGTAGTAATAGGTACAGGCATTTAACCCACCATAGAATTCGGATTGGTGTACCCCGCTATTAGTCCGCGGATCTTGCCGATCATGCTATTACCCATACGGTAAGGGCTAGGACTAAAACCATCGATGGATACGCCGCCGGTTTGGCTGACCTGACGGGCTTGGAAAATGTCTACGGCTAGGATCATCGCAGCTTCGCGTACGGCCGGAGTCGTTGCGTATGAGTTTGTTTTTGTATCGGTGCCCACGGCTGAGCCGTAGGGGAGTACTCGCGTAAAATTAGCGTTAGCTGCGGTTTTAGCAAACTGTATAAAGCTATAACCATTAGGCCAATTAAAAGCCATGTTATTAAATGCTATGGATGGGAATTGAGTAGTAGTGCCGGCCGTCCATGGGATCGTGCCGGTAACTGTATAAGTCCCGTTATAAGTTGAGCCGCACCCACTCAAGGTTATCGAGTCTCCGGTGCTAAATATTGCAGGGTTAGCGATCATTACGGTAGCTACGTTATTTTGTAACGCGGTACCTACGACCGGTGCTGAGTCAAACCATAAAAACTGATTTAGTAAATCCTGCGCAGCTTGGCAACAGGTCTCGACGATATCCGACGAGTATAGGTTTTCGATGCCGAGGTTAGCGCGTAGCTCGGCTTCGGTTACGTACGTGGCAGGCATCTTATTCTCCTTACTTACTAGGGCCGGTACCCCTCAAAGGGCTAAGAGGGGTACCGACTATTAGTGGTTTATTTAGTTAAGGTTAAACTTAACAATACCCTTAGGCATTTTTGCGATAGTCGCCATGTAGCCGTAAATAGCTACCTGTACCTGTAGGTTTGATACTACGTTTACTGACATATACGCCGTAGGTGATTGGTAAACCGTAAACGCCTCAGGTGCAAGGATTACGGCTGAGTCGTCGATCGTTGTAGTAGCGGTAAAGTTTTTATCTACATAAAGATCGAGTCCGAGTACGTTGCCTCGAATAGATCCCGGCTGCACTAGACCGCCTGCGTTCATTGGCTGAGATGCTGAGTAAATTGGTCGCCCGGTAGTATCTGTAGCGCCCATTAGTAGCTGCCATTGTGATCCATTGGCGATGTAGTTATTAGCAAAATAACCTGTAGCTTCGTAAACCTTACGAGCTGAGTCTGAGGCAAACTCGATAATACCTGCGGAGTCTGCATCGCATCCCGAGCTATATTGACCAGCCGCAATAAGAGCAGCTAGTACGGTGGTATCGAGAGTCTTTAGATACGCGTTTTGTAGCTGATTTGTTAGCTCTGCATAGAAATTAGGATCTGAGCGCTCTAACAATTCTACGCTGATCGTATTCATACCGGCATATTTGGATACGGTACCTGTTAGGTAAGCCGTTTCCATGCCTGTATTTTGTACCGCTCCGGCTTCTGCCTCAACGGTTACTACAGGTGCTACGCCTGTACCGCCACCTGCTGAGGTAACGAGTGATGGCACGTTGATCGTCATACCGTTAGTAGGCAAAACTCCACGTGAGCAAGCATCGATAGCAGGTGTACCAAAACGAGTGTTAGTAGGAAATTCTGCTAAGTACTGAGTAGGTGAAAATGCAGGGTTTGTAGCAAAGCTATCATCGGCTGCGGTTACGTATAGCTTTGAGTCATCGTTACCTAAAGCTGCCTTGATCTTGTGCTCTGTATAAGCGCCCATAGATGTAATAGGTGTACGTACTCGCTGAGAGTCTAGTACGGATGGTCGGATGATCTTACGAGCGGCTTCGACTTTTTCAGCCTCTGCCGGTGCATCTACCGGAGTATCCTCCGGTGTATTTTCAGGGGCTGTAGTCACAGCTTCCTCGCTTTCAGTTTCGGTTTCGACCTCTACGATCGTCGTAGAGATAGTTGTAGTTTTTTCTTTTGTACTTGTAGCTGCCTCAAGCGCTGCTCGAGCTGCTGCAATATCAGTTACGGAGGCGCTAGAAAAGGCCGCACTCTCAACGAGGCTTACCTCTTTGAGGACCGCCGCCGTTACTAACAGGTAATCCCCCATAGGCTTAGAGGCCGTTACATCGACCCCTACGGATAAGCCGGATACTAGGTTTTCCTGAGCTAGTACTAGAGCATCTTGTCCTCGAGTGCTGCTAGATAACTTAAAGGATCCGTAAACGCCCGCCGGTGATGTGGACTCTGAAAATGAAATGGCGCGCCCTACCGGTTTATCGGCTTGATGCTGCATAAGTAATTTTATATCTGTTGCCTCAGCGTAAGTAATTGAGCCGCGCTCAAACATAACCGGGCCTGCGGATGTGTGTCCGATCTCGCCATATGGTGCAACGAGTCCGGATACGATCCTACGCTCTGTATCTGCGGCCTGTATTTCTTGGCTAAACGTTAGTAGCACTTGTATCTCCTAGCGGTGTTAGTTGCTCCATTTGTCGGGCTTGATCTACGTTAATTAAATCTAGATTTAACATTTTCTCGATAATATCTAAACGATCCTTAGCATCTACACGTAAGAAAGTATCATCGACGGCAAACCGGACCTGATTAGATCCGTTTGTTATATCGTTCATTGATAGACGATCCTCAATAGCTGAAATGTAAGGCTGCAAAGAATAAGCTACAAATTCTTTTCTACCGTCCAAAATATTTTGGTACGTCATCGAGTTATTCATGTCCGCGCTAATTAGGTAACTCGGTACGTTCATCGCGCGGCTAATTTCAGTTGCTAAATATTGCGAAAATTCTGCGTACGCCATGTCCTTAGGTGAGAAAGATGTAGGGACATAATCAAGAGTGCTCGTTAAATATGCGGTGCTGCGATTTTGTCTAGCACTCTTAAAAGCTGCTAGTAGTCCTTGTATCTGAGACTCCGGCAAATCTGCACCGTTATTTTTTAGAATACCTGTAGGCATTGGTGTAGCTGCACTTATCGCCGCTGCTTTTTGTACATCGTATGCAGCTTTAATAGTCGTACTTGCACTCTGCAATACACCAGGTAGCAAAGATTGGAAAGTAACGAGCGATCCGATACCGCCCATAGGTACCTTGTTACCATCGACAAAATAATCTTGGATCTCTGTACCGTATTGATTAGTCGTGTATGTAACGCGATTATTAGCTACCCACTCAAACCCGGATGGACGGCCATCATCGGCGTACAAAGATGTAACACGCCAATACGCGACCGAATAAAATATCAAACTATCTACGGTTGCAGCGATGGTAAGGCTTCGAGGTTGGCGAATATCCGGCTGCTCTAACCAAACCGGAGAGCCTAACTTTTCGCCTGTAGATTTTTTGTATAGAGATAAATCAATAGATGCAATAACGCCGGCAATTAAATTACGGCAACGTGCAACGCTCGAAACTTGTAAAGCAAAATTACGATCGATACCTACGCCGTTATAACCAAAATTACCGGTATTAAATGATCCATAACCGTACGTAGTATCCATTACGGCAGGTGCGTATTGAGCCTCTACCTGAGGTTTATCGGAGCTCTTAAGCCCTAGAGTTTGGAGTAATCCCATAGGAGGAATTTTCTCAAAATGTCAAGCATAAAATCAGGTATTACGTGTCGTGTCTTAGATGTATACCTTGGCCTCGCCCATTGGCTGATTTAGGATGTGCACGATCATACTTAAGCCGATAGCTATATCTACGGGGCCTGCCGATTTACGACGGACGATACGCCACGAGGCATCGGACTCTTTAGCTGCGCAATTAGCCATATGACTCACGAGCTCATCTTGGCCGCTATGTACTAATCGGTTATTAGCTAGTGCCTCGTGTAGATCGCCGGAGGCTTGGTACCCCTTTTGCCCGGATATGTCGGTGATATGTACGCCGTTAATCTCGAGGCGCTTGGCTATCGAGGCGGTCGTGTATTTGTCATAGCAAACGGTCCGAGGGTAAAAGTCCTTACACCACTTGGCAATATGGTCGGCCATAAAGAGCTCATCGATAGAAACGTCCGAGTGAAAGATCTCGAGCACGGCAACACCGATACGACCATCGGGGAGTACTTGGCCCATCGTTAGCGACCCGTCGCGCCTGCTCGGTGCCACGTCAAAGGCAAAAATAGTAAGGGGTCCCGGTGACATTTTTAGATCCTTGTCGCCTGCATTTTCTACCGACATATGAGGCCACGGGCTTTGAGTGCTCGAGATCCATTGGCATAAGAGCTCGGTCTTTGTAGTTTCGACGGGCTGAGTAGCTACCGCCTCCTCGAGTGCATCCTCGGTAACGGTATAGCCGAGCGCCGGGTTAGCCATGGCCCACGCATCACGATCGGTAATAGCTGCAAACTGAGGAGCTGAGTACTCGTAATAGCCAAACGTTTTAGGCGGAAAACTTAAAGCCCTCTCGCGTAGATCATTGAGCACGGTACTAAAAGCATCACCGGCATTAGAGGTAAGCAAGGTTTGAGCATTGGCGCGGGCACGAGTGGTAGGCGTTGCAGCTCTAAAGCCCTCCTCGCTAATCTCTCGTACCTCATCGATGTAGAGCAGGTCTGCCGTACGACCGCGTGAGCCGTCACGGGTCGCAGCTACGACATCAAGGCGAGCGCCGTTTTTCATCTCGATACTTTCGGTACCGTTAGCAAACCGGATCTGTTTAACGGCCCGGCTTAGCCCGTCGTTGCCCTCGATAGCGTAGGCCACTTGCCTAAAGGTGTCTAAGGCCATCGATCTATTAGAGCTCATAATAATCACGTTTTTAGAGTCGAATAGATACAGGTGCGCGAGCATCATCATACGAGCGAGATGAGTTTTACCTTGTTGCCTTGCACAAAGTACAAGATTAGTTTTACGAATAAACATATTATTTTCATCTATGGCGGTCATGTCACGAATTACGAAA